GCGAGTAGGGAAAACGCTCCCATTGACCAAGGTTACACCAGAGGTCAAAGCTGAAGCGAAGTGATCCCTGATCTGCTTTCTAACGTGAGCCATCAGACACGCTCCAACTGGAGGACAGTGACGCCAGTTCCATCATGGACCCAAGCGCGAATAAGGTAACTGATGCCTGAGACGGAAAGCAGGTCGTTCTCAGTTAAGTTTGGCAAGTCCGCAGTCCTGCAAGTGAAGCGCGGCTGCTCCTCGTGAACAGCAGTGAAGCCCCCAGTCTCTACAGGTACGGTCTCATTGTCAAAGACGCCAGACAGGGTTAGCTCTCCACCACCACCGACTCGGCTATAGTTCGCCGCAACAGCGAACTCGTCTACATTGAGAATGCTTGCTAGATCACTCAGGAACGGCAGGGCCATCAATAGCCTCCTCAGTCTCGGCCTTGGGAGACCAGACCTCAGCGTAACCTCTGGAGATCAGCTTGTTGGCAGTTGCTTCAGGCAGGTCTGGCGCGGCTCCCTTGCGGTAATCAATGCCATCAGCCCGTGCAGACTTGAGGATGCAGACCTTCATGACTTGCCCTTTTTTGCCCGCTTCTTAGGCGCAGGTGTTTCGCTGTGGCTTAGGGCCACTGAGCGATCAGAAACTTTAGGTGTCTCGACGACAGCAGCGACTTCCGCTCGGGCCATCAAGATCAGGTTGCGACCCTCAGACTCAGTCAGATCAACGACATCTCCAGCGCTGCGGCGCTTACCGCCAGCCATGCAGGATTTGGTGATTAGATATGGCATAGGGTCATCCTTTTGTGAGGTTGGGAGGGCCGTTAAGCCCTCCCATTTAAGCGTCATTATACGCCATCGTTGTTGTATGCAAACGATACAGCGTGACGGACTGCCACGTCTACTGTTTGCAGGGCAACAATGCGAACCGTGCCGCTTGTGCTGTTTGTGTATGGATCGACAGTGATGTCGAGACCGCCATACATACCAACCAGCAGGTCGCTGAAGTTACCGAAGTACAGATCGCCTGCGGTGACTTGGCTCGAAACGATTGTGCGATAACCATTCATTGTGCCGTCTGGGCCAACTACGAACTGGCCTGAACCAGCGTCTTTTGCAGTTGTCTTGAGCGCGCCATACATGCCTGCGGGCAGGATGTAAGCCAAGTTGCCCATGAGAGCGTTGTCTTCTGCAACAGCCGTTTCCATCGCAACAACTTCTGCGAAGGTTGGGTTAGCAGCAGCAAACGCTGTCGGAGCATTGATGCCAGATGTGTTTGCGATGCCTGTAGGCTGGCCTGATGCGCCTGAACCCGCAAGTGCGCCAAGGTCAATCGCTTGTGCGATTGCAGTGGACAGATCGTTGCGGATGAGGGCTTCAATGTCCAAGCTTGACTGCATCATCATCAGACGAGTTACGTCTGTGAATGCGCCAAGTGTCTTGGGTGACATTGTGACCTGACCAAGTGTAGGCTCGCTCTCAGAAGCAGCGCCACCTTCTGTTGAAATCCAGCCAGCAGCAGAAGCAGCTGTTTTGCGCGGGATTTTAACATCGCCTTGCAGACCTGACAGCATAGTTGCGCCAGCTTGCATGACAGATGAAGCGTTGCGGAGCACGTCGATGAAATCGCCACCACGGAAGTCTTCAGCGATTACAGCTGAGTCATCTGAAGTGTTGAGATCACGAGTTGACATGTTCCATGAGCGGCGAACGTCTGCGGGGATGTAGAGACCTTGTGGGTCGACACCGTCACGCTTGGCAGCTTCAGCAGCAGCTTCGAATTCGAAGGCAGCAGCTTCTTGAGCCTTGCGGTCTGATGGGTTCGACATCGCGCGGATCGCTTTGATGAGAGAGAAGTTACGAACTTCTTTCTTTGTCAGGCCGATCTCTGAGTCATCAAGTGGTTTTGTGCCGATAACGTCGAGCAGTTGACCACGGAACTCGGACAGCGATTTGCCCTCAGCGATTGCTTTGTCAGCAAGATCGCGTTTGTTGTGGTTGGCCGCGAGACGGTACATCTCGGCAGTGTCTTTGGCAGCGGAACGGGCAGCTTCGGCCTTCACCGCTTCCATGTCGATCTGAGTATTCTCAGTCATGGTAGCATCCTCCTTTTGAGGTGTAGCAGGTTTACGGGTCTGAAGGTCGTCTTCTGCACTCCGCCCTACTCCGACTGTCCTGTCAGCAGGGATGGAAACAACAGAAACTTCCATTGGAGACCATGAGGAAACACGGTAGCTATCCTTGCCCTCACGGTCCATTTTGTTGACTGCATAGCCAACACTGATGTTAGAACGGATACCGTCCGTCACATCGTCGAAAACCTCTTTAGCAAGCCCGTTCTTTCCAAAACGGACTGTCCCCCGCAACACGCGGCTCGCACTATCAAGGCTAACTTCTTCCACAACGCCAATTTGCTGGCGTGGGTCGTGATCCAGCAGCAGTGGCATCCGACCTGAGCGTGCAAACTCTAGGTCAATAGATGTCTCTGAGTGGTCAAGAATTTCATCACCGAAGCTTCGGCCTACAGGGATTTCGCTGGAGATAGCGATCCGCACCGAGCGACGATCCTCGTCAATCACGGAGGCCTCAGCGTCCATTGAGCGGGTTTTCATGTCTTCACGGCTGAAGCGCCCAGCATCGGCCACCTCAGGCTCCGCTTCCTCTGGTGTCTCAGCGTGATACTCATCGTCCGAGATGTATTCAACAACCTCAGCGCGCTCGACTTGATCGTCAGAGGCCGCTTCGACTTGCTCTAGTTCAACTTCTTCAGTCATATCCACGACCTCACTTTCAGCGCTAATCATATCAGATTCTACCCCACCTTGCATAGACCGCTCGTCACCAAGCTTTTTCACGATCTGACGGCTAAACGCATAGCCAGCATCACCGCTCCACAAGTCCCAAGCAATCCGCCATGCAGTTGGACCGCCATCTGGCTCTTTTGCCGAGTAGTGCTTGGATTTATTGTTCTCATGACGGCTGAAAAACGAATACATCCGCTTAACAGTGTCATCAGATAAATTCTTGCCGTTGGAGATGTCACGAGCGCGAGCAACACCAATATGAGTGCCGCCACGGTCATACTCTCGACGCCACTCAAGCGCACGGCTTGCGGCCTCCATCATGCCTTTTGTGGGCTTATTCTCCGCCATCATCAATCTCCGCTGGGACAGGTTGCTTGTCGCCAAATGGCTGATAAGCCATGGCCAGCCCGAAACGAGTTGCGTCCTCTCCGTCACGCTGGATTTGAGCGAATGTCTCGCTCGCGTCACGGCCATAGTTGGCAGCGATGTCGCTGTGGCTCAGAATGCCATTCTGCAAGCCCACGACAGCCGCGTTTATCTCTTTCAGCGGGTCAACCCACTGGAAGCCGCGCGGACGGAATGTGAAGTTGCTGCTGAACTTCTCGTATTTACCCTGCCCAAAGATCGGAATAACCGCAAACTCTGTGACGTGTGACAGCCAGACGCGATAGAGTGGGTCTAGGAAGTGGTCAATCATAAAGCGGTGCAGGGTGCGATAGAAGTCACGCTCCTCAAGTGCGCCTTGACGGATTGATGAGTAGCTTGTGCCCTCCAAGTCATTCGCCAGTGACGTGTAGCTTACGCCAAGGCCACCAGCGATGCCCCGCAGGATAGACTTCTCGAAGTCAGCAAACGCAGATGTCGGATGAGTGGGGTCAAACGGCTTGAAGTCTACACCAGCAGGCAGCTGGTGGAATGTGCCCGCCTCAGCATCGTAGATCGGGGTCGTATTGTCCTCATACGCATCACCACTGAAACCATCTCCAGTAGGTGAGGTGAAGAAGCCCATCTTTGCCGCACCTGTGCGTGCCGCTACAAGCTCGGCCTCACGGTAGCCGTGCAGCATCTTGAGGGCAGCAATGGCAGCGGTTGACCAAGGCACGCCACGGGTCTGATCTGCCCGCTCCTGACGGTAGATATGCATGATCTCGCCAGCAGGAACACGAATTCGCTTTGTCCCCTTGGCGAGTGTCGTGTAATCATAGTCGCCCGGATGATTAAGTAAGATGTGGTAGGCAACGGGTGTGCGATACTCGTTCAGTTCGACGCCCATTCGGACATCGTTGCCGTTCAGGTAGCGCTCATTCATCTCATAGTCTACGCGGTCTGGCTCGATGATCTGGACACCAATGCCATGACGCAGAGTGCTGTTCCGAATGATCCGCAGGAAGACTTCACCATCACGCGCCACGCCAGAGATAACGTGGTTCGATAGGTCAATCAGGCTCATCTTCCCGCTGACGACAGGGCCGCCCATGCGAGAGAACTCAGCCCAATAGTCTTCAATGATGCGGTTCCCGCCGTTATCTGGCGTATTGTCGGGGTTCATCGCCTTAACTTGCAGGCGAAAGCCAGCCTCACCAACAACATTGGTACGGAGCAGCTGCAAGTAGCGGCGGAAATACTCGTTGTTCCGCTCAAGGTCACGAGACCGATTTCGCAGGTCATTTAGTGCCCAGCGGATTTCGCTGTCTGCGCTGCGATTACTGCCAACGAAATCAGCAAAAAGCCGCCCTTTGTTGGCGGCTGCGTAATTGCGCTTGCCTGTCGGCTGCTTTTTACGGCTGAATACGTCGAAAATGCCCATTAGAATCTCACTTTTATCGTCGAGCCATTAGATTTGCCGCGCTTCAGCAATTCTTTGCGTTCGTGTGCCACAAGCTCTCTGCGATACAAGTCTCTCGCAGCCAAAAGCTCATCGAAGGTCATCTTGGAGATGGATCGGCCTGCAATAGAGTAATTCGAGACATCGCTGTCAGCTTTGCCCTCAAGAATTGTCTCAATCTTGGTGATCATAATCTCCGCATGAATGCGTGGATCAGCCTGATTGTCATCCAAGTCAGGAATGGCCTTGAAATCACCAGAGTCAACGACAAGTCGGTTGCCCGTCGAAGTCTGAGTTATCTCAAGTTGCCAGTGGTAATACCCAGCCTCGAAATCTGCCGATGTTTCGCTCGGCACGGTGAAGAGGTACTCAGTCGCGGAGCCTACGCCAGCCAGCTTGATCTCGTTTGACCCGCCGCCAGTAATGCGAGCAACATACTCGGCGCTGTATGCTGATGCAGGGTAGTCACCGACAAGATCGGATCGCTTCCATTGCAGAAAGTCACCTACGACAACTTCAGAAGGCTCTCCTTCGGGGGCATTGTCAGCGTCAAATAGATTAGCCATTATTTATACCCATGGACAAAA